GTCGCCAGTCTTCTTTGCGCCGGCCAGCCAGTCCTGCGCCGCCTTGACGTCCTTGATCGCAGACTTGCGCTCATCAGCCGCACGCTTCCCCTGCTCGGCCAACGCTTCCCGTGCTCGCTGGTACGAGTTCTCCGTCGAGGCTTCGGTCTGCGCCTTGCCGTTGAGCTTGTCCAGTGCGTCCTTGAGAATCCCGGCCGCGTCAGACTCAAGAATCATCTTGGCCCGAGCCTCGTCAGCCGCAGCGGCAGCCGTCTTCTGGCCGTCCTCAAACGTTTTCAGCGCCACACTTGTGATGCCGTACTTTGACGCCTGACGGTTCAGCGCGGCCGTAGCAGCATCAACAACCGGGCTAGTCTCACGCTGTGCCGCAGCGATGTCCTTCGCCTTGCCGACCGCAGCGTCCATGACACCGTTGGACTTGGCCATGGCGTCCGCGAGACTCTTGGACTTGCCCGCCAGAACAACCTGACCGTCGCCAGCCTTCTTGGCTGCCACCGCATTGGACAGGAGGTTTTGGTTCTGCGGCAGCAGGCTGCCGCCCATCGCCAGGCCAGCGTGCGCGCTCTCCTGCATCTTCTGCGTGACGAACGCGATTGCGTCGCCGTTGCCGAGGAATGCGGACGTCAGCACGTCCTGCGAAATGCCCAATCCAGCTGCGACCTTGAACCAGCCAGCGTCCGCGAGCTCCTTAGCCTTGGTCAAGCGGATGCTCTCATCGACAGCCCCGTTGGACCGCACCAGAGCGTCTGTCAGGTCATTGACGGCAGCCTCATCCTTGCGGGCAGCCTCAGCGTGACGCGCATACAGGAACGTCGCTATACCGACAGCGGCACCAACCCCAGCCGTAGCCAGAGAGAGCCCGCGCGAAACCGCGGCACTCACAACCATCTTGGTGTTCATGAGCTGCAGCGCACCAACGACGCCGTTGACGATGGTGGTGATGCCACGCCACGCCTGGAACCCCAGGAACCCCGCAGACGCAGCGGAAGCCAGCGCCGTCAGCACACCCACCGGAAGGGACGAGATGGCCTGCGAGATGTCGTTGATGACAGCCAGCACGCCAGCACCCATCGGCGCGAACGCGCGGACCAGATCAACCACCGCAACCACAAGGTTCTCAAGGGTGTCCGTCACCAAAGGCAGCGTCGAGCGGGCGTAGTCAGTGAACGCCTTGAGCCCGCCACCCGCCGCGGCCTGAGCGAACTTCGCAAGAAGCTTGTCAACCCAAATGCCGGCGTCAACCAGCAGCGGCTCCATCGTCTCCAACGAGTCGAGGATGCCCGTCAGCGCGCTCGTGGAGCCAGACCCCAGCAGGTTCGTGAACGTGCTCACGCTCCGGTTCAGGAACGGCATGCGCGCTGTAACCTCGCGCACCATGTCATTGAACGGAGCCAACGCCGCATTCGCGCCAGTCGACTCAAGCCCATCAAGATCACGCTTCAACACGCCAATGGACTTCGAGAACGCAGCACCCAGAGTGGTGCCTTCCTTGATCTCCTTCTTCACTCCCAGAATGGCCACCACGCCAGCAGCGCCCATTGAGCCCAGCGCGCCGGCCAAGCCAACGGCAGTGCCAGTCAGCGGCACAAGCGCCGGCCCCAAAGCCAGCGCCGTGACCACCAGGGCACGCATGTGGCGCCCGTTCTGCTGGTGTGCGCGACCCAGAGACTCCGAAGACTTCGCAGCCCGATTCTGCGCGCCGTCAACACGGTCAACCGCACGCCCCAGAGAGTCCAGCTCGCCCCTGGCCTTAGCCGTCTTAGCCGTAGCCTTGACGTCGACCTTCTTCTTGCCAAGCGCATCCGCAGCAGCATCCGCCTCCTTGAGCGTGCGGAAATACTGGTCAGCGTCGAGACGCAGGAAGCCAATGATGTGGCCAACGGTCGCCTCACTGGACACTGCCACGGGTCACTCCTTCGAGTCGTCTTCTTGGTCTTCAAGCCATCGGTGAAGGCGGCTGTCGCACGAGAGCAGCCCAATCAGGCCGGCCTTGAACTCGCTGTATGTGCATGGGTCGCGCAGCAGGCGAATCCCGTACTCGGAAAGGAAGTCCGTGTAGACGAGCTCCCACTGTTCGAGCAGCGTCAAGACGCTGACTGCGGCGCCGCCTTGGGTCGCGTGGACTTCTTTCGGGACGTCGTACGCTTCGTAGAGACCTGTGATGGGGTCGCGCTCTCCGACCCCGTACTGCTCGATTGCGGCGAGCCCTCCGACGCCTCCCGGCTCAGAATGAACTTCGCCAGTGCTTTTGGGTCGATCCCCGCCTCCCACGCAGCCTCAGCAGCTTCGCGGCCGAACTGGAAGTCCTGCACCGCGGCAAGGCCGGCACGCGCAGCAGCCTCCGCGGGCACGTTGTCTGCCTGCATCTCATCCCACGCAGACCCGAGCACGAGACGCCACATGAACTCCTGCGGCTCGTCGTCCACGTTGACCTTGCCGGAAAGGATCTGCTCAAGCTTGATCCCCTCAGCGAGCCCCACAGGCGGCGCCGTGTAGACGCGATTTCCAATCGGGAAAGCAAGAGGCTCGGCAGCGAAGTCTTCGTATGCTCTCAGAGGCATGGCTGGTTTCCTTTGGCTGGTGTGTTTAGGTACTCAATTGCGTTGCGCAACCTGCTGACGTCGTCTTGGAACATTCCGATGCCGACGTTGCACCGGGCGCATAGGAGGCCGCGAACCCTCCCTGTTTCATGGCAGTGATCGACAGCTAGGGACTTGCCCTTTGCGCCTACCTCTGACGGGCAGATCGCGCAACGCCCCGACTGCTCCTGCAGCATCCGCTCATAGTCCTCAAGCGACATGCCGTACTGCGCCCGCAACTGCTGGTTTCGGTTGCGGTTGGGGTTAGCCGCGTAGCGAGCCCTGTCCCTGGCGCGTTCGGCTTCGATGTTGGCGAGCCTCCGGGCCTTGTCTGCAGCCCTATACATTTCTGGTTTAGCGGCGCGATACTCTCGATTCTTGGCGAGTATCTTCTCTCGGTTTTCGACGTAGTGCAGCGCCCGGTAATGCTTGCGGCATCTCTCTCGACAGAATGCCGGGACCGTGCAGCCTTCTTCTATGCACATAGTGCGGAACCTCCGGTGGCTGGTGGCTGGATTGGTGCATCACGCAGAACAGGCGGGGACGTGCCAGCCAGGTCACGTCCCCGCCTGAGTTCAGAAGGGTCAGGCGCCGCGCGTGTAGTCGAGCGGCGCAGAGGTGCCAGCAGCGTTGGTCACGGTGATGTTCGCCGCGCCAGCCGAGCCAGCCGGAACCACGGCCACGATGACCGAGTCCGAAACCACGACGTAGCTGGACGCGTTGGTCGCGCCGAACTTGACGCCGGCCGCACCAGTGACACCAGCGAAGCCCTGACCAGTGATGGTGACCTGCGCACCCTGAGCCGCACCAGACGGGGAAGCCGACACCAGAGCAGGGGCCGCAGCCGCCGCGTACGGGTTCGCAATGGCCTCACGAGCGCCGTCACCCTTGAAGGTGACCTTGGCCTCGTCCAGATCCTTCACGCCCGACTTCGAGCGGTTCCAGTCGACCTGAGCAACGCCCTCGTAAGCCTCGGGCGCGCCAGTCTTGTCGTACCAGCGGACGTGGATGCGGGCCGCGTCACCGAACTGGTCCTGCCGCAGCCGGCAAAGCTCCTGCGCGGGGTCGAAGACGCCGCCGTCAGCCTGGCGAAGCACGGTGGCCTCAACCGACCAGCCGAGCATCGTCCGCTCAGACGACTCCCAGCCGTCGTTGTCGTACGTGGTGCTGTCCTCAGAGTTGACGTCAACCTGCGGGTTGAAGTCCGTCATTCCCTTGAGCTGCAGCCAGGTAGTCCCGTCCGCAGAAACGTCCACACGGAAGCGCCGTGCGAGAGCAGAAGTGCTCATGTGTGTATGCCTCCTAAGGCATGTCGAAACCCCGCCACACAAACGCGGACGGGAGATGGGGTGGTGGGGTTAGGTACTACTCAGGCTGAGACAGCGTCGCCGGCCTGTTGATGTCCAAGAGGTAGTTGTCCGACCTCTCGTGACGTTGGTTGTCGTCCTCACCCATCGGCAAAGACGACACACGCAACGCCTGCACGACGTGCGCGGTCCCGAAGTCCCGATGCTCCAACCCGTGAAAGACGTGGAACACGTCATCAGCCAAGTCGTCAACATCGAGAGCGTCGCCAGCAGTGCCGCGCATCCAGAACTGGACCCGGTACTGCGACAGGTTCAGCGTCGGGTGATCCTGCGGCGCATACACCGTCAGAGCCACAGCCCGATCCACAGTCGCCGGCAGCTTCCGCATTCTGATCGCAGTGTCGCCAAGCTCATAGACCGCATCCGGGTCGTAGATGCCGACCCCCTGAGCCTCAAGGTACTGAGCTATGCCTTCGAGAAGGTCGCGGGTCGCGCTCATTCAACATCACTGAGCACGTCGGCCACCTTCCTGATCGCATCGTCCTGCTTCTCGATCATCGCGGACTCCAAGAACTTGGCCTGACCGCCATGCGGGTGCTTGAACCCAAGGTGCTCATGGACATAGCTGGCGTAAATCGACGTGTATTCGATGCCGACCGCGTTGTCACCACCACGCGAATCGTTGATCCGGCCCGTGGTATTCAGGTGCGGCTCATTGTCGCCCGACTCCTTCGGCGCCTCAGGAGCCTTCGTCAACGAGTCGGCCAAGATGATCTCAGCACCCTCATGCAGCGCGTGAGGGATCTCAGCGGCCAACCGCTCACCGAACTCCAACAGCGTCAGGTGGTTCTCAAATCGAAGGTCGCCACTCACACCAGAAGCACCTCAATATGATCCGGCGTGCCCAGCGACGGACCCCCGTACTGGTACCGGATCTTGAACACCCGGGCCGTGCGATACGGCAACGTCACCCGCGACTTCGGCTTGAACAGGTCGGCGTGCTTGAGGTGCGTGTAAAGCTTCGTCTCCCCGCCAGCGTCGCCCGACGTCAGCTCCACGCTGATGCCGTCGACCTTGACCGCCTGATTCTCCTGAATCAGACCCTTCACGCTCACCGAGGCGGCGAACTTGTCACCCTTCGACGTCTCACCCTCGAACGTCTCAACACCCACCGTGTGGACGAACATCCGGCTGATCTCACTCACGTCAGCCTCGCTCGTACGAAACAGGGTCGGACTCGCCAATGGCGTTCGTCACCGTCACAGAGACCAAGCCAGCCTCGCCAGCCGGCACCGTCACCACGAGCTCCGTGTCAGACACCTCAACCCACTGGACGGCAGCAACCGCGCCGAACGTGACAGCC